GCACCCGTTGCACCCGTTGGGCCTGTCGGACCAGTGACGGTTGAGGCAGCACCCGTGGCTCCAGTAGCACCCGTTGGGCCTGTCGGACCAACATTGCCCTGTAACCCTGTGGGACCTGTCGGACCAATATTGCCCTGTGGCCCCGTATCGCCAGTTGGGCCTGTAGATCCTGTCGGGCCTGTAGCTCCTGTTGGACCAACATTACCCTGCGGGCCTGTGTCACCAGTTGCGCCTGTCGGTCCTGTATCTCCCGTCGGGCCAGTTACTGTTGAGGCAGCGCCCGTTGGGCCTGTTGCACCAGTTGGACCTGTAGGCCCAGGCTGCAGACTTGCTGTAATAAGAGCAAGCGGATCGTTATTGGGGAAGCCAGTAAATCCTGCACCAGTTGCAGAAACATAGGTAACTGGAACAACCCAATAAGAATTAACCGTGCTTGGATTAACGTTAGTCGGAGTTCCACTGATTAGCCATTCTTGGCTATCCGAGCTAGACCCCTGCTGCTGAATAACAAGCGTCTGGCCTACAGCCAAAAGCGCAAGCAATGAGTCAATATCATAGCCCTGCGTATCAACATGGCTAATTAGAATATTGCCAGCCGCAACCTGCGAGACTGCATCCCAAGCGATAAATGTATCACCCGGATTACCAGACTGAACGGTTGTGTTCGCTAAATATGGGTAAATACCGACAGCGTTTCCTTGAGGCCCTGTTGCACCCGTTGGGCCAGTATCGCCCGTGGGGCCTGTTACGCTTGGGCCAGTATCACCAGTTGGGCCAGTGGGGCCTATATCACCAGTAGGACCAACGTTTCCTTGAGGGCCGGTATCACCAGTAGCACCCGTTGGGCCAGTAACAGTTGAAGGTGCGCCCGTTGGACCCGTTTCACCTGTAGGACCAGTTGGGCCAACATTGCCTTGCGGCCCCGTATCGCCAGTTGGACCGATATTACCTTGCGGTCCTGTATCACCCGTTGGGCCTGTGTCGCCTGTCGGTCCTGTCGGCCCCGTATGGCCTGTTGGACCCGTAACAGTTGAGGCAAGGCCTGTGTCGCCAGTTGGGCCCGTTGGGCCTACATTACCTTGCGTTCCTGTTGGACCCGTTTCGCCAATTGGACCTTGAGGACCCGTGTAACCCGTTGGGCCTGTTGCTCCAGTTGGGCCAGTCGCGCCTGTAATGTCAGAAAGCAGGAACCAAGTTTGGATTCCAGCATTATATTGCCACGTTGTATTCGCAGTCGTCTGTAAATACAGATCGCCGTTTTGAATACCCGGAATTGTTGAAAGCGGATCAGCGGGGCCTGTAAACCACTGAGATCCTCTTACGCCAGTTGGGCCAGTATCGCCCGTTGGACCAATTGGTCCCGTATCACCAGTTGGACCTTGAGGGCCCGTATCACCAGTTGGGCCAATATTACCTTGAGGGCCGGTGTCGCCAGTAGCCCCTGTCGCACCTGTTGGGCCGACATTGCCTTGAGGCCCTGTGTCACCCGTTGGACCGATATTACCTTGTGGACCAGTGTCGCCTGTGGCTCCCGTTGGCCCAGTATCGCCAACAGCGCCCTGCGGTCCGGTATCACCTGTCGGGCCGACTGAGCCCTGTGGCCCCGTGTCGCCCGTCGCTCCAGTAGGACCAACGTTGCCTTGTGGACCTGTATCGCCTGTCGGGCCGACGTTGCCTTGAGGACCAGTATCGCCGGTAGCGCCAGTTGGACCTGTTGGGCCAACGTTGCCTTGAACGCCTGTTGGGCCAGTGTCGCCAACTGCCCCCTGTGGGCCAGTGTCTCCGGTTGGGCCTGTATCTCCAGTTGCACCCGTAGGACCAGTAATCAGAGTCGCAAGCGGACCGCTGTTAACCCAATTTGTGCCGTCAGAAACCCAAAGAATATTTGTATCAAGCGCAACATAAGCATCGCCAATAGGCTGCGGCTGAGCTGGCAGACCGCCAGCATTGGCAACAGCGCCCTTGTATGTAATGCCGCCGCCAGCTGGGCCCGTATCGCCAGTTGGGCCGGTTGGACCCGTTACAGTCGAGGCTGCACCTTGTGGGCCAGTATCACCCGTCGCACCCGTAGGACCGACATTACCTTGGACACCCGTTGGGCCGGTTTCGCCAATAGGCCCCTGTGGACCTGTGTCACCCGTCGGGCCTGTAGATCCTGTGGGACCGACGTTGCCTTGTAAACCTGTTGGACCAGTAGGGCCTACGTTACCTTGTGGGCCCGTATCGCCAGTTGCACCAGTTGCACCTGTGGCTCCTGTCGCACCAACATTACCTTGTGGGCCTGTGTCACCCGTTGCGCCCGTTGGGCCTGTAGAACCAGTTGAGCCCGTAGGTCCTACATTACCCTGCAACCCTGTCGGGCCTGTCTCACCAATTGGGCCTTGCGGGCCAGTTGATCCCATAGGCCCTGTAGAGCCAGTAGGACCGACATTACCCTGCAAACCAGTTGGGCCCGTAGGGCCAACGTTGCCTTGAGGACCTGTATCTCCTGTTGCACCCGTTGGGCCAATGTCACCCGTTGCGCCAGTTGCGCCAGTTGCACCCGTAGCGCCAACAGCGCCTGTCATTTCAGTAGCAATAAGAACAGGGCCACCCTGCTCACCAAACTTAAAATTACTGCCGTTAATAGCAGTTACTTTGAATGAATATGTATAGGTACCAGCTGATGGCGTATCAACAAAACTTAATGAATAACCATTGTTCTGGTTAATCCCAGCTGTCGATTCAAGCTGCACAAGATTGCCGATAGGTGTAGAATCACGATACAAACGGACAATTGTATATCCACCTGCACCCGTCGTGTTACACGCATCACCCGAAACTGTTACCTGAACGGGTTTACCGCTTGTTGTAATGCTGGTACTGATAACTGTCGCAGGTAATGACGCACCCGTCGTAATTGTTACTGGCGCACTAGCATTCTGCGAATAATTAAGTGGCATCGCCGTGCCAGCAGGACCCGCAGGCCCAGTTGGGCCCGTAGCACCTGTCGGCCCCGTCGGACCTGCCCCATGCGGCGTCCATGACAATGTGCCAGCGCCATCTGTCGTCAATACATTTGTTGCCTGACCTGTCTGGCTAGGCAACAAAGCATTCGCAGCAGCTGCTGCAGTTACTTCTCCCGTTCCGCCATTAGCAATCGGCAATACGCCCGTCACGCCCGTCGTTAGGGGCAAACCCGTAGCATAAGTGAGCGTAGCGCTTGATGGAGTGCCAAGGCTTCCATCATATTCAACAATAGCGCCCGATTGACCAACATGCGTAGCTAAAGCCGCAGCAACGCCAACACCTAAACCAGAAACACCTGTGCTAATTGGAAGATTCGTCGCATTTGCAAGATTAAGCTGTGCGGGCGTTCCTAAGTCACCGCCATAAGTTACAAAGCCACCTGCAGCATTTACAGCTTGAGCAAGCGCAGTTTGAACGCCAGAACCCAGCGCCGTAAGACCTGTGCCACCATGCGCAGTATTTACAACGCCAGAAAGCGTAATAACGCCCGTTGTTGTAACAGGACCACCCGAAGTCGTTAAACCTGTTGCGCCACCCGAAACATCAACCGATTGAACAGTGCCCGTGCCAATAGCATCCGCCCAATAAAGGTTGCCATTGCCATCCGTCGTTAAGGACTTATTGGTTTGCCCAATCTGACTAGGAAGTAAATTTTCCATTGCAGACTTGGCTGTCGTTGCGCCAGTGCCGCCATTTACAAGGTTCAATACGCCGCTAACAACAACATCACCGCTTGCCGATGATGCAACAAGGCCTGTTGATCCAAAGCTCAGCGAATGAACAGCGGGCTGCCAACTTAATCCACCAAGACCGTCTGATGTTAAAACTGTTCCATCAGGGCCTGCGCCACCCGACGGAAAAGTAAATGTCGATCCACCAAGCGTAAGTGTGCCGTTGATTACAAGATTTGTAAGAACAGTTGTTGTGCCGACAAGTGCAGAAGGCGGCGTATTAACAGCCGCAGCCAATGGCGCAGCTGCCGCGACAGGATGAGCATTTACGCTTGCAGCAGCTCTAAAACCTTGAAACGGTTGCTTTGTAATTGGCATTTATCTGTTCCTAATCATTCAATCACAATCCAGCCTGAATTATCTTCTTTTTCAATGAAAGAATTGAGACTGTTTTCCAGCAAAATGCCGTTATCAGTTTGAGGCGCAGGAGGACCAGGATCAGGGGTTAAATTGGGTGAAAGATTTGCATAATACGCCGTCCCAGGACCAGGAGGCGTAAATTTGTTATACGGATAAACATTAGGGTTATAATTAGGTCCCGTTGAGGGATTATATGGCTGATAAGGACTAGACATAAATCTGCTCCTGTTTGGCTAATGCTTTAGCAGCAGCATTTTTTCTCCGAGTTTCCCAACCTTTTTTAGTCGATTCAGTTTTTCTTTCTGGATCGCTCATGTAGTGGGATTTACCGCGTGGAGTATTAGCTTTTTGTTTTTTGCGAGTATGATCGTTTTGAATTATTTCTAAGTGATGAATTTTAACTTCGGGATTCTTCATCACATTGTTATCGCCAATGCGTTTTGCGCGTGTTTCAGGTCGATTTTGCGAAGCTTTGTGAGCGGCTTTAACCTCCGGCCGTTTCATAGAGTGCAAATCACCCCGAGGAATATTTTTAAATTGTTTTTCTCTTACTTCCGGGATAGCCATTACATTATCATTACCAGATTTACCTGGTTTTCCATACATTGGATGATCAGCGCCAACCATTCTAGGTGGAGCTTTGCCGCCAGGATGATCGTTAGTTAAAAAACCAAGAGGCTTTAAAAAAGCAATTCTTTCCATCTCAAATTCATACGCTGAGTCTTCGTTAACGAACCAAGCAGCAATTTGAATTCTTGGTTTCTGGCCAGAATTTAAAATTTTATTAGTAACATAATTGGTCCAATCGTTATCGCGGACCATTTGCCATGCGCGTCTCTTACTTCCTTTTCCAACGTAGTAAACTTCGTTGTAATCAGGGCGAACCCATTCATAGACGTAATGCGGCGCTATGTTTCTCATTACAATGGCACACTTAAAGCTTGCGTTACCGTTAGCATGGCTATTCCTGTTCCGGCGGTTTGTATTAACCTTATAAACCTAGGAGCAGAATTAAAAAACATTTGTGCAGGGGCGGTTCCGTTTACCATAGCTGGTTGATTGACATTGAACCAAGTCATATAAGCGGGTGGAACGGCACCAAGTGGGTCTGTGGGATCGTCAAGGGTTTCTTGGACGGAGTAAACTACTGGCGGATCACCCGGATTTTGATAAACATTGACTTGAACGCCAACAACTGGGCTTGCCCACGAATCAAGATAAATCCATGTACTCTCTTGCACCCCGTTCGCATCAGCATTCTGCGTAAATGTCGTCCTGGGCATCATGGCTAAACACTCCCGCCGTGACGTTTATGAAGCTTTTTGAGCGTTTCGGCTAACGCGGCCTGTTTTCTTATGTGCGGATCTTGCGAATGCTCCGCTTTTGCAAGCTTTTTAGCAGGAATTTTCTCGCCTTCGGGGACATGAAGCGACTTATGAAGCGATCCAGGATGCTTAATTGCGCCTTTTATCCAATTATCGGCCATTTTATCCCCCAAAAAGCGAAAGAAAGGGCTGTTTTTCACAGCCCCTTCACTAATTTTAGTCGTTAATGTCTTTCATGCCCTTAAAATCAGGACGTTCAGACGTTTTTGACGCTGTTGAAAGAGGACCGCCATTAGCGCGGGCTACACGACCGCCTGATTTACGTGGTGCGCGATCAGAACGTGAGTGAGACTTGTCACCCATGGCGCAACCGCCGTCCTTTTTCGCAACTTTTTTCTCTTTTTCGAGCTTTTCATACTCGTGCATGCCGCCAGCTTCGTGGAAGCGATCCTTATAACCGCCCTTTACACGACCGCCTTTTTTAAACTTGCTCGTGCGCTCTTCAGCTTCTTTACGAACGTTGCTGTCGCCGCCAGCATAGTAATCTGTGCCAGCTTTGTCCGAAACCTTAACGCCTTCTTCGGTCTTACCGCCATCGGCGCGATATGTTCTGCCTTTCATAATCCTAATCCTTTATTAAGCGTTGCCGTTAGGGCCTTGGAGATACTGAACTGTTAATACGCCAACTCCAGCACCAGGAGCTGCGCCGCCATTAACCGTAATAAGAACGTCAGTAGTCCCGACGCTAACCCAATGTGATGCAGTGTTTGGCGCAACAACAGAAACGCCAGCGCCAACCGCAGCCGCAGCCGAAAAATATGTCGGATTAGCAGCGCCACCCGTAGCAAGGTTTTGCGCAATACCAACACTTACGTTATTGGTGAATCCGGTCGTTGCTGTAAACTGAATGCCAAGAATCTGACTGCCAGCAGGAATGCAAATCGCTGTCGTAATCGCCGCAGATGCTTCCGTAAGCGGAAATGATTGCGCCATTACAACTTGGCCAACGTTGGCAACGTTGTTTCCGATAATGTTACCGGATGTATTCAAAATGTTACCAGCCCTTACCGGACCAGTAAAAGTCGTCGTTCCCATGTGCTATACCTCCTGCACTAGGTTTCGCTCCATCGTCTGTGCAGAGTCTGCCGGGCCAGTCGATGGGGCTAAGGAGCCCGGATCAAAGACGGGGGCTTTTGACCCCCGTCATATTATTATTACGAAGTTGGGAATGAACCCCAAATGCTTCTCCAGTTATAATAGCCGAAGCTGTACCTTTCGTAGCCCTTGACCAAAAGATTATCGGTCGTAAAGTCTACCTGCATGTCCATTTCATAAGGTACACGTTCCATATAAACGAGGCCCTTAATGTTGGTCAGCAAGAACCAAGCATACTGGGACGTCAAGAAGTCCATGACCATATAACCTTCTGGCAGACCGCCAGCGGTTGTATGGATCGCATTGACGTCGTTGTCTGCTGTGCCTGGGCGAAGTTCTGTCTTTGTAAGACGGATAGCAACAGGCTCAAGTGACGGTGGAACGATCAGCTTGCGTCCGCGAGCGAACATCTTCAGACCAGCGATGTCTTTGAAGTTCTGACGGATGCTAACCATTGCGTTCAACAGTGAAGACTCGTTCAAGTCTACCTGAACAACAGGCGTATTAGGAATTGTGCCGCCGTCAATCGGGTGATTGAGGTTACACAAAGACACGCCGTCGCCGCCGACTGCAGCATTATATGTCTGCGCTGTGTTCAACACGTTAGCGCCGTAGATTTCCTTTGTCTGACCAAATGACTCGATCAGGCCGAGGTTTGTAGGCGTAAACTGTGTCTTATACAGGTTGTCGTCGATTGCTTTACGAGTGATCGCGTAGCCGAGACCAATCTCATAATGCTCTTGGTTATAGACATAACGCTCAGAAGCGTTGTTGTCGAAGCTAACCGCGCCGCCTTCAGTCTTGATTGCTGCAAGACCAAGATAACGCATTTCAGCTGTGCGCTCGAGAGCCATGTTTGATTTGGCTTTTTCGAACGTTTTATCCCACTGACTGGGAATTTGTGGATATTTTCCTTCCACACCACGCAACCCTGGGAGCAATAAGTCCCGGATTGCTGAGAGATTGACTGCCATATTATCCTACCTTGCGTGTATCCACGCAGATTAGATGTTTCCAAGATTTGCCGGTCTTGATAAGCGCAATCGTCGATTTATCGACATTATAAATCTCGGCAAGTTTTGCGTAAGACAACTTTGAAGAGCGAATCTCCAAAACTTTCTCAGCTGTCAGCTTGGCTGTGCCAATCTGCTCACCGTTAATGTCTTTGCGACGACCACGGGCCTCACGGTCGGCAACGTTATCTTTTTGAGTGCCAAGGATTAAATGGTCTGGATTTATGCAGGATGAGTTGTCGCAGGTATGCCGAACGACTTTTCCCTCTGGGATTTTGCCGTGGTGGGCTTCGTAGGACACTTGATGCGCCCCACGCTTGCTGCTCAACTTTGTCTGTATTTTGCCGTAGCCAGAATTACGGCCACCAACCCACTCCCAACAACCATTTTCCGCAAGACGGCAACGGTTCATTAGGGTGAACTTGAGAAGCTGTAAGTCGGTGACTACAGTAAACTCAGCCATAAAATCCTAATGCTCCTATTAGGCGATGCCGGTGACAGCAGAGTTGCTGCGCAGCCATTCATTGTTAAAGCCAACCTCAACCCAGTTATACTGAGAAGTAGGATCAGCGCCATTTGATCCAGGAGGATCAAGAACCATGTTGGTGATAATGAATGGGAACGTATTAGTGTTTCCAACCGTATCAACAAACATACCGGACTGCTGAGTATTAGGATCGCCCGCACCGACATTGAGCTGACAATACTGACCAACTGGCGAAGAGCCAAAGTTGTAAATTGTGCCAGAAATCTGAAACGCGCCGCCAGATGTCTGAACAACAAAACGGCTGTTGGGGTCATCAATGATGTAAGCCGTAACGTCGCCTTGAGCGTCGTTACCTGGCCAATACTGATTCCAAACTACGCGCTTCTGGCTAACGCTGAGGTATTCACAACCCCAGAAAATGCCGGAACAAGGCGCATTAGCAAAAGCGCCAGGAGCCGCCTGTGTAATATAGCCATTTGCAGGACCTACCACAGGAACAGTCGCGTCACCTTTATAAATGGGCTGTGCATTAGTAGAAGCAATTCGACGAGTTGAGATCCGAAAATTTGTCGGACCATTGCTGGTCGATACTGGTCTGAAGCCAAAAGGGGCAAAATTATTGCTCACGGCTTCCTCCTTATCAAGGTGGATGTCGTTAGCTTTAACAGCGCGTTATAGCTTTAGACGGGATATGGATTTAAGAGCAACTCAGCGTGAATTGCTAAGAGACTTCAGGGCAAAACCCCGACGCTTGGCATTTGCCAAACTTAAAGCGAATATTTTAAATTCTCGGCGCGAGTCTTTAAAACAACCGCAATAAATGTATTAACGGCCAGCTTGGCCAATAGTTTGATTCCAGCGGATATTATAACCCGCCGGAATTTAAAAGTAAATAGCTGATTATTCCTGCGGAACGTCGATTGGCGCTCTTGTTTTACTAAAACGATTAACTTCGCGTCTGCCAAGATCACCCGCACGGCCTTCTCGCATTTGCGCTTCTTTGGTAAGAATGGCTTCACGAGCAGCACGGCGTTCTTCTTCACGGGCTTCATCTGTGAACAACTTTGGGCGCTCAGAGAGTATTAGTCCCCCCACTTCAATGGTTTCGCCTTTCCAACCCTTCGGCATAAGTTCAGGATGACGATTTAAAGGAACGGGCTCCCAGCCATTCATTTCATTCTGACGAATACGATCAACGTCGTCCTGATTCAGGACAGATTTCAACTTCCATTGATAGTCAAATCCATCCGGCGCAGGTGGTGCCCAATATTTGTCGCGCTCCCCCGCATTCGCCAAATCAGGATTCCCACGGATAGCACGAATACGAGCTTCAGCGCGAGCTCTAGACTGTTCTGGAGTTTCTTTTATTGCTGCTCCAGACTGCTCAGCCTTATAAGCTTTTCCTTCTTTTGTCCGAAGATCTATGTTTGTTTCATTAATCATGATTTAATTCCTTATGCCGAGAGCTTGCCCTGCTTGATTAATATTTGCTTGTTCCTTGCGTATGATTCAATCGCCTTTTCTCGAGGCAAGTCTGGCTCCATAAGAAGAGCAACGTCAACTTCCTGTGGCGATAGCGTCATAGTATTTCCGCTGCCGCTAGACCGGGATGAAGTAACGCTGGCATTTGACGTAACCGGCGCTGAAGCCATAGCGCGGCGCGATTGCTGCGTAGGCTCTGAACGCTGGTAAACAGGCTCTGGCTCAACATAGTCATTTGAATCGTAGCCCAGACGGCTTTCGATAAATTGAAAATATTCCTTAGATTCCGGCTGAATGCCGTCTTCTACTGCGTCTTGATGCGCCCGCGTAAGCTTACCAATTTTATCTACCGCATCAGGATGCGCCCGAAGCCACTGAGCGCTTTTAGGCTGCAATCTCGCCGCATACATTTCTACAGGATCTTGCGGAATCTGAGGCTCAAAACTAGGAACCTGCTGCTCATAAACAGATCCTTCCGTTGGCTGCTGAAGAGTTTCTTCTAGCCGCTGCTTGCCGTTTTGAAGCTGAAGCAAATGGCTTTCGGCTTGAGCAATCATACGCTGAGCTCTTGCCGCAGTAGCATAATCCCCCGCGGCCATGGCTGAAGCATAATCCCGCTCAGCATTAGCTGCCGCTTGCTCAGTGGCGTCAATGGCGTTCAAGATAATTTTTAAATTGCTATCCTGAACTTCATTACGGGCATACCCTACCTGCTGCGCTTGCTGGCGGGCAAAATATTCGGCTTGCTTACGCGCTTCGCGTTCAGCTTCTGCTACTTTTTTCTGATACTCATACTGCGATTTTAAGTCTTTAAGCGCTCTTTCACGCTCATCAACTTTCTGAGATCTCGGATCGTCGTCTACAGCTTCAATTTTAGCCGATTTTTCTGAAATTTTTGGATCTTTTTCAGCCAGCTCAACTTCAACAACAGATTCTTCCGGCAACGTTACCTTTACCGGCTTTTCTTCTTTAATATCTTCCATGGGAGCGCCCCTATCTTAATATATTAAATCAGGAGAAGCCACTGTCATACGGATATTGATATCCGTTATAATGCGGCAAAGAGTTGCGTCTTTGGATGAAACGCTTTTTCCGGTATTCAGCGTGACCGGCCATCCGTCCGAAGCTCGGAAAACACACCATTCTCCAACTTCAATATTACGGAATTTATTACCATCCTCATCAAGGTATGCGGTTGGGCCCATTTTTACAATTAAACCCACTTTACCCTGAAACGCATCTTCTCCTCTTGCAGTATCAGTAAGAATGATTCCGGATTTTGTTTTTTCAGGCCGCATATATACAGCTACTAAAACATCTTGTCCGTAGACTGAAATACCGCTTAAATCTCCTATTTTATCCAAAAGCTCTTGTTTTGGATCCGTATCGTGTTGCATTAAGGTAGCGGGCATCGCTATCTATCCTTTTCTAGTTTCATCTATACCCAAAACGCGCTTCTGGGCTTCATTCGCGATCAAGAGAGCTTCTCTTAGACCGGATATTTTACCGACTCTCAGCTTGTAGTCGGAATAATCTACTGGCTTACCGGAAACAACTTCAGAAGCTATTTGCTCAAGGCGCTCGCCAAGAGCTTTTTCAATTTCTTCATACAGCTTTAAATCTAAATTCAATTGTCCGTCCTTATAAATTGGCCCCCAATCAGCGCGACTGAGGGCCAATAATGATTAATAGTTATTCTTAGATTTAGTAGGCCCTAAGCCATAAGCCTCGCTTTTTTCCCTGCGTCCAAACCCGTTATTGCCGAATTTGGTTTGTAGATACCCGTCTTTCATAGTGGCCTTGCGATACGGCACCTGAACTGATCCGCCATCTTTGCGCATCATTGGAGGCATGCCGCCAGGAGGTGGGCCACCGGGGCCGCCAGGAGGCATCATTGGAGGAGCCCCACCAGGAGGCATACCGCCCATAGGTGGCATACCACCGGGAGCCCCGCCCATAGGAGGAGGGCCGCCCGCACCAGGAGGAGGGCCCATAGGAGGCGGAGGAGGCATCATTCCACCTGCCGTCATTGGCGGCATAGGAGGAACATTCTGGCCCTGCGGCTGAGGCTGGCCAATCATAATATTAACCTGCGTTTTGCCTGAGCCTTTTTTAGCCGCCTTACCGTCTGAAGAGCCGTCAGCGCCACCCATTAGCATACCGCCGTCAGCGCGTTTTGCTCTACCGCCGCGCTTCATACCGCTATCGCCAATACCTTGCGAACGAAGGAAAGCGCCCGTTGATTCATCATCGGTACGAGGACGGGTAAACTCTGCAGGGCGTTTAGGTGGTAATGGAACATTTTCTGACACTGCGCCAGGAATTGCTCTTCGCATTTTATTTTCAATAGCGCCGGGATCAGCCCATGTTTGAGTTCCCAAGCCCGCAGGGCGTTTAGGAGGAACAGGCGCTACCCGTGGGCGAGCCATAGGCGCAGCAGGCTTGCGAACCATTGGCCGAGGACGCGCATCCGACGCCACAACTTTACCTTGTGGGGCCGCATTATCATCGCCCGTGAAGAAGCTGCCAATATGACTAATAAAGTCACCAAGAGGGCCGCCGTCTTCCTTGTGAACGCGACCTCCTTTTTTCTTAGCTGATCCACCCCAGCATTTCTCAGCAGCACCGCCTTTTTTGAGTCCTTTCATTGACTCTTGCTTGTCGTGCTTCTTGTCTAAATCAGATGCTTCCCACTCTTTGTGGGTCATATGATACTTTTTCTCTAGCTTTTTATCTTCGCGCTCATCACGTGGTGAACCTTCAAAAGTTGAACCACCTTTGGCGCGGCCCGTATAATATTCTGTCTTGCGCGTGTGGCCCTGAGCGCGACCAAGTTCTTTTTCAGCCTTTGCTTTATTGCCATACTTCAAAGCGCGCATAGCCGAATCAAGTTCGCCCTTGGTTTCACCTGAAGTGCGAGCTGCACCATATTTTTGACCCTTGGACATATGGCCTTCGTGATAAGCGCTACCGCCTTTTTTATGGCCCTCACGCGGGCGAAGATGCTGAGCGCCTTGAGATTCATGGCTGCGGGCTTCGTAATCTTGAATCTTGCCGCCATGCTTACGCATAGTGCCCGGAGCCATATCACCAGGAATACCGCGAACCTGAGAATCAAATTCATCCTGCTGCGTCTGGGGTGAAGGGATCATGCCAACGCGAGCGCCGCCCGCAGCTTTGCCTTTGCGGGGTGCTTTATCCAAACGCTTCAAAGAAGCAGCGCCTGTAACGCGGCCACCCTTCTTACGCATAATCTTTTCAGCGGTGTCTTTTGACAGTTCTGGATCCTTATTTAAAGGACGCAGACCAGCCTGTTTATTCGTATTAAGCGCAGGAAATCCAGCCCAATTTTTGGCTTCGCCTTCTTCACCTGACTTATACGCCTTTAACTTTTTTTCCTGCAGAGATTTGGCCTCTGCTTTGTATTCGTGTGCCATTTCCATTTTCCTATAGGATCGAGATACCTATTGAAGCGCTCGATAGGATTTTAAAACTCTTAGTGGCCAACTAAGAGTGACATTGCCTAAGCACTAGGCGGATTCTTGGGCGTTGAGTAATCATAATCCTTGGCTACAATTAACCCAACACCGATTAAAACTTCTACAAGCGAACTCGCAATTGCAGGAATGTCAGACGGACTAGCTGCGCCTAATCCCCATTTTACGCCTGTTCCTGCAAGAATAGCTAAGCCAACAAACGTTGTCTTTTTATTCTGTTTGATGATGTGTAAGTGACGATTAATTTTCTGTTTCATCGTGCACTCTTTCTTCGTTTAGCAAGGCGTAAAGCGTCTTCCACTGCCCCGCCTTTTTTCATGGCGTATTGGCCCAACCCCAAATTACCTTTTTGATAATCTTCCGGGTAAATGGCTTTGCCGCGATCTTCTTTTTTTGACCATGGCTCATACCATTCATCTACAGGCTTACGTTTAGCCAATTCTTCTGCTTCTGCTTTTTGCTGTTCGTAAGATTTAGGATGTAAACGATTATACTCTAAAATAGAATTCTTTTTTGCTCTGTCGGGCGTAACAAAACTATACGGATTAAGATTTTTGCCGCCACTAGCTCTTTTGCTACGAGTTAGCCTGTCCGCTACTTTTAATGCTTTATTACGCAACTTGTTTATCGTCATGCGACCGCCAGTTGCGCCAGAATCCATGCCGGACCAGCTATCGCCAAAAAAATTAGCCCCTGTCGTTGCGTCATTCCACGCCATTTCTTCAGCAGGAGTTGACCATCCTTGTCCTGCAGCGTTTTGTTGATCTGCATAACTGCTCCACCCAGCATCTTGAGCTTGCGCATCTAGCTGCTCTTGCTGTGCCTGCGCATATTCAGGGGAAGCATAATACTGGCTGGCGCTGGTGTTGCCATTATCTACCGCTGCTTGATAATCGGCCTGCGATTGAAATCCTTCTTTTTGCCACGCCGGAACTTGCGTCGTTACGTCCTTCGACTGCATTTGCGTCTGCGTCGTCATGACGGTTTTAGTTGTCGCAGGCTCTTGATAGCTAATGCTATTACCATCCGGCCCCGTAAACGTTTTCATTTGCCCCGGAACAGTTATCGTTTTGGGAACCGAAATCTGAACGGGAACTTGAATAGTAGATGTTGACGCCACCATTTGCGAGCCATCGCCGCTTAACGCTGCTCCTTGATCTGATGGGGCTCCCGCATTTGGATCTGTAGAAATAGACCCAGAATTTACACTGGGTAAAGATTCTAAAGTGCCTTGCGCATCAGATCCAGGAACATTGCTTGTCGGGAAACCCGTTTGCGCCGTAGATCCCTGCGTCTGCTGGATTATCTGATTTCCTACAGTCGTATTTAAATTTCCAAGAGCGTTTTGAACTGCATTTGGATCGTTTGGTACTGTGCTTGTAGGTATATTTGGCGGAACTTTAACATCTGGCTTGGCACCCGTTGTAGCCCCAGTTTGCAAAGCATTAACATTTTGAACGCCTTGTGCATTTTTTGCACTGTTATTTAATTGATTTTTAATATTTTGCATTGCCTGAGAAACAGTCACAGGCTTGCCATTGCTAAAATACAAACCTCTGTTAAGATTGTAAGAGTTTGGTTGCAAACCAATATTTGTAATTAAAGCATTTGGATTGTTTTGAGCGGCTTTGGCCAGTTTAATTCCGTCCCCCGCACCCAAATTATGAACAGAATAAAGATTTTCACTATTAACGGGCAAACCTGCTTGTTTTAATAAATTTGAATTGGTGACGACGCTTGCCACCCCTTGTGCATAATTAATAACATTTCCTGCTGGGCTTGTATTTGTTTTTAAAGAATCTTGTTGAGCAGGGGTAAGGCCAGTTATTCCTATTTGCTTATTAAATGCTCTACCCGTTGAATTTGAAACCTGAAATGGTCCCGAAGGCCCTGTTCCAGATTGTGCTGTTAATGCCGCATTTACTGATTTTTGAACGCCCGTCTCCTGGCCCGACATTTGTTGCAAATATTGCTGTTGTTCAGGCGTCAATGGATTTGAATTAATAAAATTAGCCGCTTGCGCCGCTGCGTTGCTTACCGCTTGTTGCGCCCCAGCTAACGCCCCGGTTAATTTCCCTGTGTCAAAACCGCCTACAGAATTAAATTTTAAGTTCCCGTCTACAAGACTTGCCCCGCCGACAGCATTTGCGATAGACGCGGGAAGATTCCCAATTGCGTTCATTGCCGGTTGAGCTAAATTTTGAACGGCCGTCGATAACTGCCCTAAAAGATTTGGTGTGCCCGCAACAGCATTACCCACACCAGTTGCTGCATTACCTAACGCGCTGCCGATATTAGAGGCTACATTACCTATCGTATCTCCGATAGAATTATTGGTGGGTGCAGGAGTTGTTGTCGGACCTGTGCTTACACTCCCCGTCGCAGGTGTTTCCGGCTGCATTACATTGGGAATACCGCTAGGCGAAGTGGGCTGATCGACGATAGCCGCAGGCTTACCCGAAATGTTAATAGCTGGCAGCGTTTGCTGCGGCTGCATAACCTCTGGGATACCGCTAGGAGATGTTGGCTGATCAACTATAGCCCCCGGCTTACCCGTAATGTTAATATCGGGAAGCGTTTGCTGAGGTTGTATGACATTAGGAATGACACCTGGCGTTGTTGGTTCATCAACCATAGTCGTTGGTTGATTTAACGGAACAATATTTTGTGACGCCGGATCTGTTGGCATTCCCGCTGGTGTCTGCCCTAAACCATTTGCCGAGGTAATATTTCCCGCAAAATCATTTGCGCCAACTGTGTTGTTTCCACTCTGCGTAATCAGTCCGTATAAAGAAGACTGAATAGCATTAGCCGGAATATTATAACCTTGAGAATTTAATAAAGTAGAAATCGTAGACGGCGAATAGCCATAGCTACTCATATCCACAATCGCTTGCTGTGCATTAGACGGCAATGACTGAATAGACGAATCAATCATGCTGGCGTTAGGAACGCCGGTGCTGACATTAGTTGTTGGGTTCGTATATGTCCCTGTGCTTATTGGCGTGCCAGTTGTGCTTAAACTGCCGCCTGTGCTCGGCGTTCCTTCACTAGAACCCGCACCAGTTGACGCCGCCGGTGTTGCCGGAGAAGACAACAAACCATACATTGAGTTCTGTATGGCATTCGCTGGTATGTTATAGCCTTGGTTTGATAATAAACTCGAAATAGCCGTTGGCGAATAACCATATCCTCCCATATCTGCAATAGCTTGCTGAACAGAGGGGGATAAAGCTTTTATGGACGGATCTATAATGCTTGCGTTCTGAACATTTCCACTGACATTTGTTCCTGCCGCAAAATCATTTGGGCCTACAGTATTTTGTGGAACCGACGTATTTAAATTAGCTCCGTTATAGCTATTCCAATAGCCTTGCGCGCCTTGTGCTGTTTGGCCAAGATAAGACGCAACGTCATTTAAACTCATATTGCCAGATTGAATTTGACTAACGAGAGATTGCATATCTGACGGACTTAATTGTCCACCCGATAAATCGCTAACCATTGAGTTTAACGTATTGGTATCATACGTTTTTGCCATATCAGAATTTTGCCACGTATTTTCTATTTGCTGTGGCGTATATGTTTTATTTTGTAGTGCTGAATTTAATTCATTTACTTGATCTGAAGTTAATTTTTGGCCAGTTACTTGTGTATAATAATTCTGTAAATTAGCTGAATCAGAATTATCGCTCGCTACTACGGGTGAAAAACTAACGTCACCACCAGAATTAATAATGTTTGTTGCTTGATCAGGGCTAAAACCAGAATTAATCAGGCCCTGATAATATTGCATAGACTGACTTTGATTTGAGCCGCCACTATTCCCAGTAGTAGGACCAGGATCATAAGCCGTAGGAGATGCTGGTTTGTTAAAAGACGCATACCAGCTTTGCGCTTCAGGAGTTTGAAACCAATTCTGAACCTGTGGCAAGGTATATTTGCCTTGATTTACTTGATTTCCAATATAAGACGTTACTGTAGGATCTAAGTTACCTAAATACTGATTTGCAAGATTAGATATTTGAGAATTCAAATCCTGCGGCTGCGCCGTAGTAGGCGCTGCCATTGTTAAAGGAGATGCTGTAGTCAAATCCGTAGGATTTCCGCCCACAGCATATTTACGGCGCTGCCCAGCTTTATTTTTTGCTAAACGTAAAGCGTATTTGACGTCGTTATGCATAACCGTATTTCCTATTGATCCAAACCATAACTATATGATTACGGTTGCTGAGTATCCGTTTTAAATGCCGGGCCTGAGCCAGGAACAGCAGGAGCAGGCTGATAACCTGATGGCTGCTGATACTGCGGGAACATTGAAGCCCTTGTCTGCGGATCCATCATGCTCAATAATTGCCCAAACCCGCCGTCTGAAGGATTATTCTGGCTTGAAGGCGAACCTTGAGGAGGCACCGTCAATTGACTTGGAGGCCCATTATATTGTTGAAACGGATTAAATTGTCCGTTACCGCCGCCACCGGATGGAGGGGCAATCTTACCAGACATTAGATCTTTTAGTACTTGGGGAATGTCAGAGGAGCTATATTGCTGAGCATAATCACGGCCACCGCTAAGATCCGGCTGTCCGCCAGGACCCCACGGGCCGCCTTGATCTACAGCAAAACTGCCTGGAGGTGGAATATCTTGGCCGCCCATTGCAGGCTGCCCCGCCCCTGCGCCCAACATAAAATTCATGTTCGGCTGCTGACTGCCGGAAGGAGGGCTACCCATTTGAGGTTGAACAGCCCCTGCTCCCATTCCCATAAAATTCATTTTCGGCTTCCGCTGACGCAAAAGCTGAAGCATTTCAGGTGAAGGAGGTGGTGGCGCTTGGTTTGTATAATACGTTCCCGCATATGGCGTTCCAAAAGGATTGCCCTGCGGAATAGGCGGCGTATCACCTGCTTTATAATTAGTTTGAGATTGCTGCATGTCCGCCCCCATTGAAGAACGGGAAGGCGCTATAATGCCACTAGGATCAAAATTCTGTCCCAATGCGCCTGCGCCCATCGCCATATACGGCTGAGACTGCGGCGCTACTGAACCGCCGTCATCATAACCCGTGCGGGCCAACGACTGATGCAAGCGAAGAGGCGCTGTGCGGCGCTGGGCTAAACGCAAAGCGTCAGCTACTTCTGGATTGTCTTGATATGGATTATACATGGCTTCCTATCCAAATATTCCGGAACCGTTTTTTAAACCGTTCCCGCGGCGTTGAGCGAGTCGCATAGCGTCTGCAACTTGCTGCTGGTTCATTGCTCCGGAATTTAACTGGCTTAACCAATATTGCATTCCGTTTTGATCTGGAGAGCGTCCCAGATCTTGTTGATACTCATTAGTTATAAACTGCGGATTTGATGACTGAGGGTTTTTAAAATCCGAAGAGTTCTGAATGCCTGACTGAACTTGGCTAGGCGTCATTGCCCCCGAATTAAGCTGAGCCTGCCAATAATTATCCGCGCCTTGATCCGGCTGCATGCCATGATAATTCTGATAATCATTTCCTATTAAGCCACCAAATCCAGAAGACGGCGTTCCGGGCTGAGGCTGAGCAGGGTTTACATAATGGCCGCCGTCATACTGTGGCATTGTCGGCTGATCAGGCTGAGGACTACCGCCTTGACGTGGTAAATTAAACCCAAACTGATCATAATTGTTTTGCCAGTTCCACCCATCAGAAGAAGGCGGTGCTGCGCCGTCAGCAGGAACAGGATTGCCTACGCTACCGCCGTCGTCATAACCTACACGCCTGTGCGCTAGCCGCAAAGCGTCCGCTATAACATTGCCCCCGTCAGCAAACATGCGCTTTTGAATTTGCTGTAATGCCTTATTGCCTACATACTTGCCTACGCCGGGGATCATACCTACCGCCGCCGCGCCTGCGCCTAATAAATCGTCCGCAGCTACCGCATTAGCTAACCGCTCTCCTGCTAATACGTTACTTACGCCCGGAGCCATGCCCACAGCTTCGGTTAATCCTTCAACAAAGTGTCTGCGCTCAGGACTGGGCTTGGCGGTGTTTGTGCCCATTAAATAGTTTTTAAATCGCTCAGGTAGCGTAGGATTGTAAGGGCGTAACGTTGCTTCGCCGGGCTTAGGGCCGGTGTCGTATTGAACGGGGCCGCCGTCTTCCCTCGCCGCCCGCATATTATCTACTAGGTTCGGATACGGCCTGCCCGCTGCCTTAGCTGACGCCTT